CTAACAAAGATTGGCAGAGGAAACGCTGCCTAAACTCTTCCGGGGCTGGTAACCTTCCGTCAAAAAGTGTCCCCCAGCTCCGGAACCTAACAAAGGAAATAACGACATGAAGACAAAGATACTTATCACCCTAGTGTTGCTTGCCTCACTGGTAACAGCACCCGCGCATGCGGCAGACAAAACTCTCGTCATTATCGACTCAGGTATCAACACCGAGCTTGACTGGGTAAAGACCTCGCTGGTTGAGGAGGTGTGTATCATCGAGTATGGCACATGCCCAAATGGACAAAAGTTTATGAATGGTCCAGGCGCTGCGCACGTTCGCTATCAGGATGTAAAAGATCGAGCTATGCATCATGGTTCACAGATGTACTCTGTAGCAATACAGGCAGACCCAACAGCGCGCATTGTGTTTATACGAATTGTCGGTATGTCTGATAAAGGTTTTGCCAACAGCTACACCATGCGTGCAGTGCAACAGGCAATGGACTGGGTTGATGCCAATGCGGCAAGACTAAACGTCGGTGCGGTTTCACTTTCGATCGGACGCTCATACACGGAAGTGGGATGCCCCATCGAGCCCAACTTCCAGGCAACAGTTCAGAAGTTGACTAGCGCGGGCATCGCGGTAGTTGCCTCATCAGGCAACGGTGGAAATAAGTTAAAGGTTGACTACCCAGCCTGTACCCCCGAGATTATTGCCGTCGGCGCGACGGACGTTCGCTACACCGTTCGAGGCGTTAGCGGCTGGGTCACACCGGTGATGCCATCAAGCAACGGCGGGCCAGACCTTGACCTATATGCCCACGGGCGTTGGTTTACCCAGGACCTAACGGGTCGCAAACTCCTAACCCTTGGCACCAGCAACGCGTCGGTTGCCGTGGCGGCTAAGGCCGCTCAGTCCCTCTCACAAGGAGGGTCCATGGCAAGCCTGACCCAAAACCTAGGCAAGGCATACCTGTCTCTAAAGGAGACGGTAGACAAGCTCTTCCTGATATAATAGATACCAACAACCGGTGAACATGAAACCGCGGGAAACCGCCAGACTTTCTTTCACCGGTTGCCAACGACGAAAGGACACAAATGAAACTCAAGGTAGAAGACATCGAAACCTTAGAGCATCTCAAGGAATGGGTCGACGAAAGACTTCATGGTTCGACTGTAGTTTTAGATGGCTCCGGTGAGGTTATCATCAAAACTGGTTGCGGCATTGACCTTGGCAACTACCTATATCCTCTAGGAGATGACAATGAATAGTTTATACGTAGCAAACGAGAATGGCGACTGGTGGGTTTTATCACCAGGTGACGTCATCTATGTAATGAGTTCAAGTACGACTCTCCCTGAAGGCGTCTCTGATGCGGATGACAAGTTCGAACAGGTCATCATGGAGCATGGACACGTTATCGAAGATCTTTACGAAGACCTTTCATCTTTGCTTACTTCCTGATATAATAGATACCACGACGAAAGGACACCCAATGGCAATACGCATTCTTGATGGCAATGCCTTTAGTGTAATCGCAGCAGGACGCCGCGAGCTAAGGGAGCAAGGTCGTGAAGATCAGATTCCGGAGTTCACTGCGGACATGACATCGAGCGACAGCTACGACAAACTTCTTCAAACATTTCTCAAGTGGTTTCCAAACGAAAAGATGGAGCTATCATGAGAGTGCAGACAGTAATCGACGCTCTTCTTCAGGAAGACCCAGATTCAGAGATTATGATTCAGTGGTTCACAAAGGACCACGTTGAGTTCAATACCAGTGAAGAGTACACAAATGAGCACTGGGAAATGGCAGTAGCCTTATTCGACAAATGGGACATGGGCATGGAAGAGTTTGATGTCCGCGGTTGTCTCTCCGAAGCACAGGAAAGGTTAGGAACAAAATGAAAGCAGCATTACGAGTAAACACAGACTTCACAACCGAGGTTCTCGATCTTTCTGAAAATGAGTACACTCAGCTCCATGATGCGGTGGGCGGACTTATCCAACCGGTAGATCTCAAGCCTGACCTAACTCTCTGGTGCAATGAGGAGGGAAAGCTTATTAGCCTTCCTCTCAACATCATAGCCTCGCACATGTGGGAGAGAAGCTTTGGACCAACCGACGTCATTCTTGGCGACTGTGTATTTACAGGCGGCACGGACGAAGATGGTGAGACCATGGAACTTCCAAATGCGTGGCTTGTTCAACTTCAGGAATTTGCAGCCCGTATACGTAAAGAGGTAATGACGGATGCGTAAAAGAAACGTTGCAGCAGGCGTGTGGGAAATTATAGATGTACAGACGGGCGAGCGTGTAAATAAGTTTCGGGCACGCAAGCGTGCAGACGTTGACCGCGCTCTCAAGATGGCGGAGCTTGGACTCAAAAGGCCAGCCTCCGATTTTGAAGCTCGGTACCTGACGGACTGGGAAGACATCCCATCTTCCTGATATAATAGATACCAACGGACTTACTGGTTCTAGAGCGTAAGGGTATCCCATGGGGAAACTAATCCCGACAAGCTGACGTGTTATGAGCTCCAGGAAACGAAGTAAATGTAAGCAGAACGGTCTTTGAGTTTAGCGAAAGCTAGCCTGGCAAAACTGTAGCAAGATCAACACAGGTGCGTGTGGACACGCGGCGGCCCAACTTGAAGTAGAAAGTTTACTAGTCCTAAAATAGGGCCAGCCTTCGGGTTGGTCCTATTTTGCTTTGTCGCTCCAACCTGTTATAATAGTATCAAATGACGAAAGGACAAAGATGGACACAAACCCAAACACGATAGTTCTAAACGCTATCACCGTCGAGATGGTTCATGATTCAGTTAACTACATGAACGACGAAGAGGAAATTATTCTTTCAAGCGAAGAGCTTGATGAGATTCAAGAAGCGTTGCAGGATGCGGTAATGGACGTCATTACCGAGTTTATAAATTCTCGCAATTACTAAAAGTTAGGGGAGCTTTAGCTCCCTTTACTTTTTATCTAAAACCTGTTATAATAGATACCTACGGAACACCCACCGTAAAACGACGAAAGGACACACCCATGAAACGCTGGTGCTTGCTAAAGGACTCCGATGGAGGACGCGGAGCCATAGGAAAAAAGAAGATGTATGAAATCGTTGTCGAGGGAAATCGAATGACGACTCTGTGGGGAATGGCAGAAAAGCCAAATCGCCAAACAAAGGTAATGACTTACGCACACGAGCAGGACGCCTTGTATGCGGCAAAGTCTCGAATTTTCGAGAAGTGCGACAAAGGATACGTCGTTGCTTATTCGGTCTAACAGAGAGGCGATAGTATAAACTCCATGAGTGAAACAGGCGCGGTAGTCCTGGAGGAAACTCCGGTTGAGGAAACGACCTTCTCCGAGTATGTTCAATGTGATGCGTGCCGTGTTGCGCGTGCCCTTTGGAAGATCTTAGGAGACTCTGGCGAGCTTTATCTATGCGGTCACCACAAGAATAAATTTGAGCCAAAGCTCGCAGAGTGGGCTAAGGCAATGTTGGAGTTTACTCCATAACCTGATATAATAGTTCCAAGAGAAGGAGAGGACTCATGGAATACATGATTACACTTACCGAGGAAGAACTAGGAACAGTTCTTCTAGCCCTTACTGAAAACAAGGCGCTTCAATACAAGATCAAAGATCAAACATGGACACAGGCCAAAGTTTCTGTGTAACCTGTTCCGCGACGAGCGAGAAGGAACATCAGGACATATGGGTCGAAACCATGGCTGACTACGCCATCCTCCTTCGAGCAAAGGAATATGGATATGCGGACACAATCGACAGGATTATTCTTGGCTGGAGAACCCACGTTCTTCCGCTGTGTGACCCGCTCGCGGTAGATTAAACTAGGTTTACAGTTTTGCCTTATCTGTATATAATAGATAAGCAAATATGAGCAAGGCGCTCATAATGACGAAAGGACGCCATGAAAGCGAAGAGTAAAACTCCGCTTCGTGCCAAGCCTGGAACTCGCGTAGAGCAGCTTCCCTCCTTGGCTCGTGGAGTAAAACTTCCGAATGGTTACACGCCAGCTTACTTCCGTAAGCGTAAGACACTTGCTGTCCTGCGCTCGGTTGATAGCTCGCACTACCTAATCTTCAATACCTCAACAGGTGAGAAGATGCAGGTTACTACAACCAAGGAAGCTTCACAAACAATGTCTGCAATTCGACGCGGACAAAAGAAGTTTCCCAAGAAAAAGTAACAAGTAAAACTTGGAGCTGGGCTAAGGAGAAGTAGCCCAGCTCCATTTTACTTTTTAGACAGATGGTGATATAATTAACTCATGGCAAAAGGACGAAAAAACTACGGACGACCAGTTGAGGTTGTTCACTCATACACACTCGTAAACGAGCAGGTACTACCTGAAAACGTAGTTGCCGTTCTTAGATCTTTAGAGAAGGACGATACACTCGTACGAAACTCATACATCGCTGCACTAAGACATAAAGGCTGGACACTTCAGTCAATCGGTAGCGCAATTGGACTTAGCCGTGAGCGTATTCGACAAATTGAAACAAAGATCGGTCAGGAACTAATAGATCAGATCAAGATGTTTCCAGAGGAATTTCCAATTCCATCCTTACCTGTGTATACTGAGACTCGAACTGTTTATGAAGCTTATGAACCTAAACCTGAAACTCTCGCAAGGTTAAAGGAGCTTCAACCTTTTGCGCAGCTGGTTCGCAGTCACTCGCCCAAATATCGTGCGGAGGCCGAGGAGTATGCGGCTCTTGTATGGAAGGCGCATAACGAGGAGAAGGTTACACTTTATCATCTTGCAAAATGTCTTGGGGTTACCCATGGAGCGTTACGCTTTAGACTTGTACGATACGGTTACATGACTCCAGCAAAGGGTGGAAAAAGTAAAGCTTACTTTGCAATCATCGATGCAAATAGGGTTAAGCTATGAGTACGCTATATAACCTTGTAAATGTTTTTCAGGGTGAAACCTGGCTAGGTCAGTTCATGGATGAAAAAACAGCCAAGGACTGGATAGTAAAACAAAAACTTGAAGGATGCACTGTTACTAAAGACAGACCTTCAACTGCCGAGAGGAGAGCATCGTGAGTGTAGATCCAGAAAGACTACAGATACTTGATATGGATACACACCGTAATGGAATCTCAGGTATGCCGTTTAAGGTTGCACTTGTTGATGACCCTTCATGCGGTGACGTAAAACTTGTAGTTATGTTCGAGGCCGAAGGACACACAGCAGTTCTTAGCGTTGACAAGCTACATGAGGACGAGGATATATCGTTCGGTACAAACTCCTGGCGCGGAGATGAATATGAGGTTGCTCTTCGCGGAGAGATGTGGGATACAGAAGACGAAGAAGACTTATAAGTAAAGACACAACGAAAGGAAAAACAATGAGCGTAATAGCTACATTGCTAAAAAATAAAGCTCCGCAGTCCGCGTGGCTTGTTAAGGTGAAGGATCTCGCATCAGGCGAGGAAAGATATGCTGCCCATACAACATTGGGAGCTGCAAAGAAGACTGCCGTTCTTTATACCAACAGCATGTTGGATATGGATCGTACCCGCCTTACATGGCAACAGGATGAAGAGCAAAAGGTTTTGGGTATCCAGTATCTCCGTGCGGAGGTTGACGCCTAGTTTTACTTTTGGAGATCTACCTGATATAATAGTACCTGACGAAAGGAAGGTGCTATGGACATCGAGACAGTTTTAGGTCAGATCTCTAAGGGGTCCTATGACAGTGACCTGACAAAGTTGGCCGATGCGGTAAAGGCACGTTTGGATAAAGTTCGCAAGAATAAATCCATAGGTGACTTTGAGATTGGCGATAGAGTCAAGTTCAATGAACTTACTGGAACGCGGTACATGGTTGGGCAATATGCCACCATCGTTTCAAAGAACCGCACGAAGGTAGTGGTTCGTCTAGAGACACCCACAGGAAGATTTATGCGGGTAGGTGCAAATGGTGACATCCAATCTGCGAACGTCACTGTTCCACTAGGTATAATCGACCCAGCATAATTTAGACGTCCCCCGAGTGTCTAGGATACATTTATCCTAGACGCCAGGACTTTGTTGGGAGATCGATGACTACGCTTGCTGCCATTCAAGGTAATGGTTGGTGTGTTATTGGTTGTGACTCAAGAGCAACCGAGGACTCAGGTCGATACATAACAATGGCAACCCAAAAGGTTGTTGAGGTTGGACCTTACCTAATCGCAGGAGCTGGAGCTAGTCGTGGTTCAAACGTAATTCAATTTGGTTGGACTCCGCCTAAACCTCCTAACAGCTCTGATAACTTAGATTCATTTATGACACGCAAGTTCATTCCAGAAATGCGTAAGGCTTTTATTGAAGCTGGTTACGACATGAAGGAGGACGGAGACTCTGCGGCGCATGACTCGATGTTTCTTGTTGCGGTAAAGGGAGTTATATATCCGATATTTGAGGATTACTCTTGGGATAGAGATATCAGTAACATCTACTACGGTGGTTCAGGAGGAAGCGTAGCTCTTGGAGCTCTTGAGATGCTTGGTCAGGCAAAGAACGCAAAGCAAGCAGAGGAGCATATACGAAAAGCTATCGAGGCTGCAATAAAGTGGGATGCCTACTCTGCGGGACCTATCGTTGTTAAGTCACAGAGGACTTCTCGCTCTTAGCCTTAGTTTAAGTTGTTTACTTACCTGATATAATAGACCAGTGGGGACCTCAACATGAGGTCTCAAAGACGAAAGGATGCGCAATGGCGCTATATGAAATAGAGGAATCTGGTGTTGCACCGCAACACGAGATTGACTGGGACTTTCCCTTATGGAGTGAGATCCTTTCAGGGCTTTGGCTTGGCGGAACAGATGATTTTGATACCATCGATTACGAAGCATATACTTATGCTCGTCGAGAAATAACAAAGGGAGTGTTTGATACGGTCGTAACACTCTACGCGTGGGCAAGACCAGTTGACTGGTTTATCGAGGAAATGCGCTACGGTTTTTATGACGATGACACAAAACATTTCGATGAAGATGCGGTAATGCGAGCTGCAAAGTTTGCGCACGCTTCCTGGAAATCTGGAAAAAAGGTTTTGGTTCGATGCCAAGCTGGTATCAACCGATCTGGTTTAGTTATGGGAATTGTTCTCATGCTTGAAGGCTATACAGCAGATCAGGCAATCGAGTTGATGCGAAGCAAGCGTTCAACATCCGTGTTGATAAATGCTAGCTTTGAAAACTACCTAAGGGAGCTAAAGCTAAATGACTAAGTTACACATCGCATATGACGATGTGTATCTTGATTGGAAGCTTGGAAGCGCTGACTTCGAGCATCCAACAAATCCTGTACGTGCTAAGTATGCTACTGAGCAACTTCAGGAATTACATGACGTCGTATTAGTAAAGCCAAATGCCACAGCTATCGATCGGTTGCGCCTTGAGTTCATACATCATCCGATATATGTATCAAAGGTGCTAGACATCGGTCATTGCGGCGAGTGGAGACCAGACAACACACACCTAGGCCAGGTTGCCTTGGAGATGTTTGCCGGAACTACACGTCTCGTTGAGCTGATGACAGCTGGCAGCATCAAGGTTGGTTTCAACCCACAGGGAGCTAAGCATCACGCTCAATACAGCCGTAGCTCTGGTTTTTGTGTATTCAATGACATGGCTTGGGCTGCACGCGAGTTTCAACGTCAAGGCATGAAGGTTATGTATATCGACTGGGATGCACATCACGGTGATGGCGTGGAAAATCTACTTGCGGAGTATCCAGATCTAGTTACATGCTCGATTCATGACTCTGTAATTTTTCCAGGTACTGGTCTTAGCGGTCACAACCCGAAACAAGGAATCTACAACTGGGCTCTCGATCCAGGAGCTGGTGACATCGAATTCATGCGAGCCATGGACGAGATTGCCGACCTTTCAAACAAGATAAAACCTGACGTGGTTTTGCTTGCCACTGGAGCAGATGCCCATAAGACAGATCCCCTGTCCACCTTGAACTTCGATTACGCTGGTTACGAGTATGCGGCTAAGCTGGCAGGCCAAATCGCCAACTCCCACGCCCAGGGCCGAATCCTGATCGGTGGAGCTGGTGGGTACCAGCCGTTTGACCATACCCCAAGGATTTGGAGTACGGCCGTGTCCAAGATCTACGATGAGGTTCGTTTATTCTCCTGGGTGTGATATAATTGCCCTACTTAGTCGGGAGTTGTTCATTTCTCCAAGGCTAAGGGTCTCCCTGGATGTACCTCCAATCCGTCCAGGTTGTAGACAGCCTTTCTGAGGAAGCCAGGCAGTTCCATCCTGCCTGGCTTTCATAATATTCCTGAGCCTACCTGATATAATAGTTCTAGTTCTTCAGAAAGGAACTAAAATGACGACACTAATCGGACCCTCAGAAAAACAGGTTGATTTTATCCTTGGCCTACTCAAGGAACGCGACATCGAGGCTGGCGAAGCCGAGGAGATGCGCGAAAACCTACCAAACCTAAACAAGCGTGAGGCATCTAGCCTGATCGAGAAATTACTAAAGCTTCCAAAGGTAGCAAAGGCAGCTCGCCCTAACCCAACCCAAATCCACCTTTCGGTACTTCAAAAATCAAAGTATGCCGTGCCTGTTGCGGACCTTAACCACCTTGACCTCGACTTCGAGGTGCATGGAGACCTTCTCTTCGTTGAGGTACGTGAATATATGGGCACCTTGTATATGCGCCGTCTAACAGGCAGTCTAGGTGGTTTTACCCGCCATAAGCTTTCAGTCAGTGACGTTATCGACATCGCTGGGGTCATCAGATCAAACCAATACGGGTATACCAAGCTTTTTGGCGCCCACTACTCCTGCTGCGGTTCCTGTGGAGCGGAGCTCACCGATCCAACAAGCAGAAAACTAATGCTCGGGCCTGAATGCCGCAAGAAGTTCGGTTTCTAGGACCTTCCCTGATATAATAGATACTAACAACAGAAAGGAACTTCTCCATGAAAACGTCAAAGGAATTTCGTAGACGCGGCTTTCAATTTCGCCGTATCTCATTTGCGCTAAAGGTAATGTCAGGACTATGGGCAATTTCCATGGTCGCCTTATCCATAGGTGGAACATGGATGCACTTCATGGCATCAATCAGCGGGCTAATCGCCTTCTGTCTTCCTGCGATTCTTATTGCGGCAGCATATGACCAAATGGCTGAACGCGAGTTCATCAAGGCATCTGCCGCTGCCTCACAACCTTTACTTGGAGTAGTCTACCCTAAACAGTAGTTTACAAACCCAGGGAAAAGGATTATAGTTTTTCCAGGACGATTACGGAGGACCACATGACGCAAGGCACTGTTCAACGTGAACAGAAATATGTCTACGACACCTGTTCCTTGTGCGGTGACACAAACGTACTTGTCTACGAGCTTGATGATAAGCTGGTGTGTGCATCAGATTACAGGAACATCGTTTATTTACGTAAGGTAGTTCAACCTTGCGACAAGTGCGGTGCGCCAAATGCTGTGCGTGACCCAGGACATCGACGAAACGAATATCTTTGCTGGCGATGCCACGAAGGATCATTTATCATACGTGACTCGGTCGTCAAGCGTGCAATTGCTGCAATCAACAACGCCGTTCTTGTAAAGGAAAAGGCTGTGTGCTACGCAGCAGGTTACGGCACAGAGTGTGATACAAACGTAAAACCTCGTAGTGCATGGGGAGGAAAGCTTCTCTGCAACAGGCATGGAAAAATTCCGCCCAATAAAGAAAAGAACAATAAATCTTGAGCAGTACTAAGCTGCTCAATGAAGCGCGTGATCTGATATATCGCTCACGCGCTTTACTTGCTTCACTCGAGACAGACGAAATAACGAGAAAAGGAACACAAATGACAACTGCATCACCTCAGCAAGCGGCAGCTCTATACTCCGCTGGCAAATCAGTGGTAGAGGTAGCTCAGGAACTTGGCATCACCTACGGAAAGGCGCGTAAGCTAATTTCCGATTCAGGTACGCCGATTCGAAACACCTCAGATCGCCTTAAGGGCAAGACCCGTAAGAACAAGTAGGGTAACTTGCTACGAAACATCGTCTGGCCTGCCGTGGTATCAGCCGCGGCATCAGGCTTAGCGGTTCTTACCGCGCTTCTGGATCCCTCTAAGGGTACCTTGGTCCTAGCCCTAGGGCTAACCTCGGTTGCGATGGCATGCCTATCCCAGAGGGGCTAGAGTCCAATCTTCCAGGGGGTTCAAGCAGCCCCCTGGTAGAGGAACAGGCAAAGCCACGCGAGGTAACCTTATTGATACCTGCGGATTGCCCACCAGTGGTGCCTGTGGTACGCCTTAACCGGCGTGAGGTACGGTCAATGGCCGAGCTTCCGTATGTTATGGCTGGGCTGGACTGGATCTGGTCACAAATCGAACGTTGGGCCAACAAGAGGCCAAAATAAGTTCAGGTTTTAACCTGAGCTATGGTATAGTTATACCTGCAAGTTCAAGTACGGAGAGACGGAGGTACGTCGTATGACATCCTTTCTTATCTCCAACCCTGTGCAAGTGGTAGAGGACAGAGCAAAATCTGAGAAGCTACAGGGTAGCAAGAAGCCTGATGCAGAAGTTGCATTGAGGTATCCCATCCCTAACCTAAGGAGGCGAACTAGCGTTGCTTACTATACGAGGAATAGCAATGACGTCCGTAGCCTATATAACGGCACTAGTAGTTGGAGTGTTTGCGGTAATAATGATACCGTCAAGCAAGGCACTCACAACTGACACAAACATAGCAATACCAGCTCATAAAAATGAACTGGTAAACATAAGCCCCTTGACAGCACTTGAGGGCAAGAGGAAGCTCACCCAAGAGCAGCTGATAGATCTGCTGCGTGCGGTTGGCTTCAAGGGCCAAGCCCTAAAAACGGCATGGGCAGTTGCCATGCGGGAGAGCAATGGTCGTCCAATAGCACACAACGACAACGTGGCTACGGGCGATAACTCATACGGTATCTTCCAAATCAACATGCTTGGAAATCTCGGCGATGCTCGCCGTGAGAAGTTTGGCCTTACGGCCAACACCGATCTATTCGACCCAGTCACAAATGCCAAGATTGCATTTCACATGACAAAGGGTGGAACAGACTGGACCTCATGGGGACTAGGCCATGGAGCGTACGATGGTACTGCGGCCGAGCCTAGAGTCACACAGCTGATGACGCAATTTCCACAGTCATGATAAACAGTTAGGAATATAGTAGCTCCATGAGCGAAGACAATATCCAACCTATCGAGGATGCAGCACCTGCTGCTCCTATCGAGATATCACAGCCTGAACCGGTTGCGGTAGCTCCTGAACCAACACCCGAGCCAGCTCCAACACCAGCTCCTGAACCGGAGCCTGCGGTTGCGGTAGTGGTCGAACAGCCTAAGCCTGTAAAGCCTAAGGCCTCGTCACGTTCCGCGGTCGTCGGTGGTGGCGAGAGGGATGACGTATTTCTTGGTAACTGTATATACAAAAATGTATATGCACGCAAGAGCCTTACGGTCCATCACCTACAACGTCGCCTAAACGAGCTTGGCTACAAAGAAGCCAACGCCGACAAGGACGGATGGCTAGGCGATCTAACTAAGTTAGCTATTACCAACTTCCAAAAGGACAGTGGGTTAAAGGCAACAGGTCAGGTCGATGCTGATACCTTTACAAAAATATTTGAAGGCGACAGCAACGTAAACATAAACCTATAACAGGTACCTTTCTAAGGTCACAGGCTGGCACGTAAAAGTGTCAGCCTGTTTCCATATTCCAAGGCAATACATAACATAGACATACATACATTTCTTAAGTACATTTTTTGGTAGACAAAATCATAAAATAATTTCTGCTTATTCTTGCACAGAAAAAAATATTACATGTACTCTGGAAAAATAGTTGGAGACACTTAGGCAAAGCGCTCCCATAAACCGAATCGCTTTCTCACGTCCAAGGCACTTAACCTTAAGGTACTGCTTTTACGTTTTTGTACACAAGTCAACGAGCGCATTTTATTGTACTATTTGTACATGGGTAAAAGCATGGCCGAGCTCGTCGCTGAACTTTCGCTTGACGAGAGGGAGGCGATACTTAACGGTCTAGACCAGGAGACGCTTCCTTGGGACTGGTCGTTTTGGGGTCGTCCTGAACAACAGGCTCCTGAAGGTGACGACTGGAACATCTGGCTCGTGCTTGCAGGTCGTGGTTTTGGTAAGACAAGACTTGCCGCAGAGTGGGTAAGAGAACAGGCAAAGTATACAAATACAGGACAGAGACGCTTTGCACTTGTTGCGCGTACTGCCGCGGACGTGCGTGACGTTATCGTTGAAGGCGAGTCAGGAATCATAAATGTCTCACCTCCAAGCGAGCGCCCACACTACGAGCCGTCAAAGAGACGTTTAACTTGGCCTAACGGAAACACGGCGACTTTGTTCACCGCAGATGAGCCTGACTCACTTCGCGGTCCTCAATTTACGCATGCCTGGGGTGATGAGGTTGCCGCCTGGAGACAGACTCCCGATGCAGCAGGTATGACCGCGTTTGACAACCTACGTGTTGGTACACGTCTTGGAACAAAGCCAAAGCTTCTTATAACTACGACTCCAAAGAGAGTTCCACTTCTTTATACGCTTATAAATGAAAGTACAAAGCGTCCAGGAAAGGTCATCATCACAAAAGGCTCAACCATGGACAACAGAGGTAACCTATCTCAAGCTTACCTTGATGCGATTCTTGGAGTTTATGAGGGAACACGCTTAGCGCAGCAGGAACTTTACGGCGAGATGCTCTCAGACGTTGAAGGTGCACTCTGGACAATTGAGCTTATTGACCGCGGTCGTGAATCACAGCTTCCAATAGGAGCACCGTTACGTTGTATCGGCGTTGATCCATCCGTCGCGGAGAATCCACGTGACGAGTGTGGAATAGTTGTCGTCGCCTCAACTGGCGAGCGCGATTTATATAAGCGTAACTCCTGGGTTCTTGAGGACGCGTCAATTCACGGATCTCCAGATGTTTGGGCTAACCGCGTCGTGCAGATGGCACGCAAGTGGGGCTGCCCTGTGGTTGCCGAGGTTAACCAAGGTGGAGCACTTGTAAGAAATGCAATTAACACGATTGATCCAAACGTAAAGGTACTTGAGGTTCACTCAAAACACGGTAAGGCATTACGCGCAGAGCCTGTAACACTTGCGTATGAGCAAAATCGAGTTCATCACATAAACTATCTTCCAGAGCTTGAAAGTCAGATGTGTGCCTGGATTCCAGGTGAAGGTAAGTCACCCGATCGAGTTGACGCGTTGGTTCACGCATTAACCGCGCTTCTCATAAAACCTCCGCAGGGTTTTCTTGGTGGAAACATCAAGGCAAAGTCTCTCGCGCACCGCAAGCTTCCGTCATTTCGCGGAGGGTTTGGAAAAGGCGGAGGAACGTTTCGTGTTCGATAAAAATAAAAATAAAAACCAATGTACAATTGTACACAAAACAACGAGCGCATGTTAGGGTAACTCCATGGCCGCTCCACTTTTACCAAAGCAGGAAAGAGATCTGCTTGTAACGCTTTCAAGGGAGGCGTTGTGGTTTCGGATACAGGAGCTTGTCGAGGCTGGCTGGTCATATCAGTCAATCGCAAATGCATTTGATCCAGTTAAGACAAGGTCCACGATTCGCTCGTGGGTGGTTAAAAAGGTTAAGCCACAGGAATCTCTTGGAGCAGTCCC